GTTATTTATCGTGAATAACCGGGTTACATCCTATGGGTAATCAACAAAAGATTACCGATGTAGTTCATCCCAGTATCACATATATAAGTAACATGCCCTCTAAGTCGCACAGAACTATTGCGATTTCTGAGGGGGTGGATGCGCTCTCTTTCCAACAAGAGCTACAGAGCCACCAGCGACGCGACGGAGACAGAAGTTCTTCCCTGTCGACATCCAAGATACCTGATAATAATCATTATCAGCCTAATCGTGCGAACCTTATATACAAATCCAGAGGGTTATGCCTTCGGGCAACTCAGCGTCGAAACCGTAGTCTCGACCCCCTGGTTGGTTCGTTTAACGATGAGGATTCATACATTATTGAATCCGATATCGAGGAATGTCACCGGTCCTATGTTAGGCCGGTTTAAATCCGTTATTCGCTACATTGACAATTTCAGAGGTCCAATAACCTAATGACTAGAGTACGGCATTCGCCTGCTAGTCGATCATTGGTTTAACATGAAATTGAGCGCGTCACATCAACAAAGAGCTTAAGCTAAGGAGACAGATAGTTGACAACTATCCCCAATTAAAGATATAGTAGCTCCGGTACCTGCAGTATTGACAAATAAGTCAAACGAAATTGTGTCTGTACCATTACATGACACAAGTCCCTGTACAACCATATTCCATTGTATAGCGGAGGTACCAGCGTAATTAATTACGCTACAATTCACAGATCCCGTAGGAAGTGCTGCGCCATTCTTGGCGATCTCCAGCACTGCGGTATCAGTAGTATCATTAGTGGCCATATTTGGGTCACTAACGCAGATAGAGGCTATCAGTAGATAAGCTCCAGCTGCTGGAGTGAACACTCCAGCAGTCGGGCTCCCAAAACCGAGAGGATCAAAGGCCTTAGTGTCCCAAGGGATCGCCGTATTTGAATTCTTCGGTAAAGCTGTACTAGCATGATTCGTATAAAACGATGTTTGCGTGGGAGAAGGGACAAGAGCACTAGTGCTCTGTTGTGGAATAAAGAATTCCACATCATAGTCAACCCAGAGTTTGCCTATTGCGGCATTTCCGGTCTCCTCCACTGTACATAAGTACAGGTTAGCAACATCATACGTCTTAATATCTGCGCCTGCTACCAACCCTGACCTAACAAATTTCTTAGGACCGAGGGCGTGCATAGACGACGGCTGAAGGACCGCACAAATATCCTTCCAAGGGACATTCTCTACGGAGTCCTGATAGGTAGAAGCCTGAATTTCTGTAGTAGGCGGAGAGTCACTCGCATCATAATCTGGTGCGAGAAGAACTGACCCTACAGTAGTCGTGGCTGTACGAGTAATATACTCGAAGTTGAGTTTATTAAACCTGTACTGTTCCCATTGAATGGCTTGAGCCGCTAACCAAGGAAAGGTTGCGGCAATGCCAGGGTTACATGCGAACTTAATCGCATTAAACGCCACACTACCTAGAACAGAACCAATCTGCTCACGATGTTGAATTCGTGTAGCACGGTAAGAGCGCACTATATTCGGTGCCTTAACACGTTGAACCCTGCCCATGGCAGTAGGTGCGTACGTGGCCCGAGCGCCTCCAAAATTACGATTGGATTTGGACCCCACTATGGAGCTACTAGGATCTTGATTCCTCAAGTCCCCATTAGGCTTACGCCTTTGTTGTATTACCCGCGATTTCACAGCACGCGGCCGCTGACCCTTAGGTTTATTGCTATTAAGCATCCGATGTATTGGATCCACCTCGGATAGGCGGACTGTTCATCACACAGTTACGTGATAATCACGGTAAATCCGTGCAGTCTCTCGACATTCCGAGACCAGCAATGCGGTCCCTTAGTACGTAAATGTTTACATCACACCCGGCTATAAACCTGGGTAGAAAACGTTTTGGATATTTCAAACTGTGTGACCCAATAGCAGTTTAAAGACCTGCTGGTCTAGAGTTTTGGGATGTAATTCGGGTCAAGCGAAGCAGAGAGGAGAATCTCCTTCTCTGTTAACCATCGCTTCCAGTCTTCAAAAACGGAAGACATCCTCGGGTTAAGTATGACATCAAAAAATGTGTCATAATCCGAGTAGTACATCCTCAAAACTGAAACAAAATATTCATTTCGGTATTGTGAGAAAGGTTTCAGACTACCGACCGTCTGAAGGTCATAATAGAGGGATTTAGCGTCTCCCATGACGGACTCGTGCAGCTTAACGTCCTGCATGACGCTCACAATATTGCCAGTAGCAATAAACAATAAAGCCGTTTAGACTTTAACAGAACGAGCATTTGGGCCATACTCAAGAAAGCCCAACTTAGTTGCTCTTTTGGATGCCTTACCACCTAAGAACCTATTATTAGATTCATTGGCAGTGCGTATCTCATAAAATTTATCAGTCATCCTCGGTTTCATCCAGGGAACTGGCTGTAAAGAATCTAAGGACTCAATCTCATAACCCGGCAAGGGCCGCTGAGTGGTCTTTGGTGCCGTGTTAGTCATAAGACTCTGGGCAACGATTCTATGTACAGGCTTAATTTGGTACTTCCACCCAACTGGTGGTATTACCCCCATCCCCCCAACACTAAGGGGCACGAACAAATTTCGTGTAAACAGGCAAGTTCTATGGCCTTGTTTAAGGACTGCTGTACATTCCTGTCGTAACTTACTACTGTTATCGACTATAAAATTTTTTAAGAGATGACACTGTCTTCCGGGTAAAGACCCCTCGATTAAGACATTCATATTGGCCACCAGGCCGTCTAGAGGATCTTGGCTTAGATGTGCCTTAGCATAATTTTTGCTCATTTGCTCTTGATCCATATAATCACTATAATAGTGATCACTAACCACTGGAGTCGGAAGGTCATCCGGACTCCCTGTGTCATAGGTAGGTGTGTGTTGGTAACCATCACACTTCCTCTCCTTTTGTTGAACTTTATGAAGTCCAACATATAGACCGGCATTCAGATAGTCAATACGCCATGGGGTATCTGCCCTATGAAGTGCGTAATGAACACTAACTGAATTTATATTACAATATTCCCGGTGTAAATATGCTTTACCGACACTCATCTCAAGACCTACTAGGCCAGCGATATCTGCGTGTACGGACCATAAAGAAGGGTCCGCAGCGTAGATCATATCATCGCCATTGATGAGAACATGTCTCAGTCGGTCTCGATGAGACCAACCTCTTTGGGCTAACTGAGTACATAATAAATACGTACCCAGATTAGCCAAGCATAATATAGGAAAGGATAGGATGGAACCCATCAACTGACCATTCCGCTGGTCGCCTTTATAGGCGATATATGGTTTGCCTTTTTTAAAACCATCCTCATAGTAATCCTGACAAGGATAACAAAGAGCATGGGGGCCTAAAACCTGTAAGGCAAGTTTCCGATCATACTCAGGGAGATCATCGATCAAAAATCGAAAGATACGTCCCGAGTACTTCCAGGATAACTTGTCAGTAGCAGCAGAGTAGTCTATAGAAAACCACTGATCTGTGGGCTGAGCCCTATCTTTAAGATCTATAAGATCAGTCGGACTAAAAGGCCTACCTATGAGCCTAAAGCAATCATAATGCCTAAGTGAGGCATGCAGAGCTTTCTGAAGTGGCCGATTGGAATAATAAGGTAACGCTTCTCCCTTGGAGATTATTCGTATCTTATTCGGCTCTAGAACAGCTTGAATGGTCGCTGTTAAAAGACCAGATCTGGCGCGGAGATCATACTTCATACTGATTAACCGTTTCCAGTCATCAGAACCAGTGTAACACCTAATTTCGGTTACTCTATTTAAAAGTCTCTTGCCCTGAGCATAGACGACTGGGTCAAAGCGCATTCGGAATAATTCAGTTTCCTTAACTAATCCCATATTTATTTGGGACAAGCCGCAGAGACCGTATAGGTATTCATGTTGACCACCACCACTCCGCTTCTCTTCGAAGCAAGCAGATGTACTAGCTGAGAATTCATCAAAAGATTTCATCTCAGCATACCGGCAAGTTAACTCTTGCCGGATACATCGGAGTGTATGTAGGAATGTAGGATCACGAAAGATTTCATCAATCGTATCATCATCTCCTTCGTCAACACTAGACAAGGTTTCAAAATGCTTCTTATAAGCTTCTTCTACGATAGTTTCACTCAAAGGGAGTGTAGATCGTTTAGATTGAAACCAAGAGTACCAAAGATGCGTATTCCGCCGATTAAAGGCGTTAAGTCTGGATCGCATCCAACGCCGGAGCTCCCCGGACGGTCTAAAAGGACCCTCGGAAGGAGCTTTGGGAAGTTCGTTGCGCAGATATTCTGCTAAGGGATAGGTAAGAACGTATTTACAACGTTGTAGCCATGACCCTTCGCTAACAAGTTTTTCGCCAGTTTCAGATATGGTTGTATCAAAACCATTATCTAAATAGGCGCTGACTTGGATATCAAGCGCATTCTGGATTGACTTGGGCACATTATGGTGCTCCAATACGATGGTCAACCCACGAACAACGGCAATAGTCCTTGGGTAAGTACTACCGACTAAGGTGTACCGATCCTCAACTGAATAGGACTCATTGTCAGCTGAGTGTAGGCCCAACTGGGGCCCACCGGCAGAGGAGGAACTCTCCTCCCAAGTGTTTGCAAAATTAATAATGTTTTGTAAACCATTATCGCGCCTTTTTGAAGGCATTTCGCGAATTGTTTCTTTGAACTAAGTTTAAATTTAGTTCGGGTGAACAATA